GATTGGTATGGATACCAGATTTTCGCGCACCCGCTGCAGATTCTTAATAATGATCGGAGGATCCTTAGGATTCTGAGGTGCAATTTTATACGTCAACTCCTTGGATAACTTCTCACGAAGTTCCAAGTTAGCATCCATGTAAATACGATTACTAAGTACTGCTTTCATGAGCAACACAAACTGAAGTTATATAAGGCTCGTATACGCACAGTCTTTCTCCGCCATAAAGTGGCCGTGTACATTCTTTGTCGGTTACTTGAATATCCGTCCATTGTATACACGGACTTAAATCTAACCCAGGATTTCTTGTAATCGTACATCCTGTAAGAACATATAGTATTATTAAAACTAATACTACTATGTCTAGTCTTTGACTAAGTTTCATACTTTCCTTCTTGTATCTTTTAGTTTAGTTTCTGAATAATCATATAAAACCCACGGTAAGTTACCGTAGTGAAGAATTCCTGCATAGATTATTTCATCGGCAGGAGGTCTAGGTATAACGAATGGATTTTTTATTCCCTCCAAATACAGTAAAGAGTTACTAGTTTTACTAACTATTCTTTTTATTGGATAGTATTTTAATTTACAAAACTGTGATTTTTCATAGATAAATGGTATGCCATAACTATCTACAAAATGTTTTGAATTTGATTTTAAAATACCTCGAAAATTATCTAACTGATAATGTAACTCTTGTAAATTTTTATGCGGGGTTTGTAGTCGGCGTATCCCCAAGGTGTCACCTTCCATGTTTTTATCGTCTAGGATTTTGTCGTCTAAAAATAAAAGACCATCCTGTCTATACCAGTTGCCCGAAGGCATGGCATAGACAGGAAACTTAACTCTACTTATATTTTTATACTGAATCACCATACATTTTTTGGAATTTTCCCATTGAATAGTCTTCTCCGATTTCAAAGTCGCATCCGACAGGAGCTCCCGGAATTGTGATTCCTCTATCCATTTGAACAAAGTGTTGAAGCTGTTTGCAGTAAAAATCTATTTCTCCTTCTGGAACTTCCGCAAGTATTGAGTCATGTACCAAAGCAAAGATACGAGACTTCATTTGTTGCGATTTAATAAATGCCCCCATGTCTATAGCACCTAATAGGTTAATATCACTAGCAGCAGACTGAACCAAAAAATTAAGGCCAGAGCGAATGCTATGACTTCGGATACCTGGATCGGTACTTTCAACATTAGGCAATCTCCTCTTCCTACCAAAGAAACTATAGATAAATCCATTAGTTTCAATAAACTTCTGGTTGGAATCAATCCAACTCTTTAACTTGTGAAATGCTCCAAAGTAATCTTTAATTACTTCAGATGCTTCTTGTCTAGAAAAATATTTTCCACTGTCTTTTGTTACTTGTTCACTAATCTTTGCAGGCCCGGCACCATACATAATACCAAAAGTTACTGCCTTCGCAGCCTGTCTCCGATCTGCATATAATTCTGCTACCTCTTCTACTTTGCAAGGCAACTTAAATACTTTGTGTGCAATAGTACTATGAAAGTTTCCGCCACTACGAAATACATCCATAAGTGCTGCATCTTCTGCTAAAATTGCTGCTACATAAACTTCGGCAGTTGTTAAATCCATAGCCACTATCTTATGCCCCTCTGCGGCTTTGATACACCCTTTTACAGTAGGGTTATCCCTAGGAAGCTGTTGCATATTAAGCTTACCGCTTGAACTAAGCCGCCCAGAAGTAGTGCCGTGAAGATTAAAACCCGTACGAAGTCGAGAATCTCGATCCAACTGAGGTATAATTTTGTCAAGATAAGTATTTTTGATTTTTGATTTTTGTCGTATATCCAAGATCCGTTTTGGTACGTCCGATTGAAGGCTGAGTTCTTTAAGCACTTCTGCGTCAGTAGAGTCTGCGCCCGTGCCAGTTTTCTTTCCAGTCGGGCTGAGGCCCAAGAAATCAAATAAAAGGCTACGCAACTGAACAGTGCTATTTGGATTAAAAGGTTTTCCATTTAACTCCTCAAATTTTCTTATCCTGTCATTAGTATACAAAGCAGAGATAGCTTCATCAATGTCATTCTGCATTTGTTCTTGTCCAAACAGAAGTCTTGTGCGATTAAAAGGCACACCATTATCTTGAGTATCAACTAGAAATCTAGTTCCTGGCAAAAGGATATTTTCATATACTGATAGTAGTTTTTTATTCTTGTGAATAGCAGGATAAAACTTTTCATAAATCAAAAAAGTACATACTGCATCCATTGCAGCATATGTTTTCATAACATCAAACGGAATAAAATCCCAACTAAACTGGTCTTTTAGTATACCGTGCTCTTTTCTATACCTATCTATCCACTCATACATAGGCTTTTCGTAATCTCCATAAGGAGTGTACTTAAGAGAAAGTTGCTTTAGTCCATGTCCCCCAGGATTTTCATCAATTAAATAATGTAACAACATAGTGTCACCGAACTGAGGAAACTTAAAATGAAAGTGGTACTCAAAGAATGCCATATCAAACTTGGCATTATGAAATACTACTGTTTTCTGGTTAAATAGGGTTTGCAAAAGTGATTCAGTGCTATCATCAAAGCAGTTGGTATCAATATAAGCCCCACACTTGCCATTATAACTAAGGCTAATGCCCAACATATAACCGTCTCTAGGGTAGAGACCAGTAGTCTCAGAGTCGAGAGCAATGTATCGGCATGGATCTTTGATGGCACAACGAATAAATTCATTTGCTTCCTCTGTGTCTTGGATACCGAAAGCTATACTATTATCAATAACTACATCCTCAATATCTCCAGAGATATAAGAATGAATATTTTTTACGCTTTCTTGCCAAGTACGCTTTGCTTCTGGTTTAAATGCGAGCATTGCTGGATTTATAACAGGCAAAAACTTATCGTCAACTTTTTTGCCTGAATATTCTGTAACTGAGTTTATTTTGGTAAAGTACTTTAAAGCATCAGAGCCTACAAGTACTAACCAATCATAATCATCAGTATTAATATCAATGTCACAATCTCTTTTTAAAACTTTCTTGACTGTAGGATCAGAACAAAGCTGGTACTGATCAAAGTCAAATTCGAATTCTTTTTTAAAATTTGTTCTACTTGGTTTAGTTTCTATTAATGCAACTTTAGGCATATAATTTACTCTTTAATTTATCTACTTGAGTTTGAGCAAGAGCGCCAGGATCTAGATTCTTATCCCCAAAAGAAATATTTCGAGTGTCAATATCTAAATTTTCACACATCTCACGAATTTTTTTAGAGGCTGCTTGCCCCGCATCATCATTATCTAAAAATACATCTATTCCTTCTATTCCAGCTACAGTGAGTACTTGGAGTTTTTCTTCAGTGACATTATTCACTCCAAAACAACAGACAGCATTTGTCAATCCCTTGTCATGTAAATTAATAACATCGAATATTCCTTCAACTAAAATGATCCTTCCTTGAAGGGGTTCAACAATTGGGAACAAAGGAAGCTTAGCCCCGGGAGGGGTATTTAAATACTTAGGCTGTTGATCTCCTGTTGTTCTTGATTGAAAAGCTACTATTCGTGCAGATCTATCCCTTATTGGAAAACAGATTCTACCATTAAAGTCTTTTCCTGCATGAATAAAAGCCTCAAAATCTTTATATGTTTCTGGCTTTACGTTTCTCCAGTTTCCTACATACGGCATGTAGCCCTCTGGCATCTGTAGTCCTGAGCTTTGAAATCTTATTTCATCTATCTTTTTTCTCATAAGTTGCTTTCTAAGTTCCATCTTATTAGCTTTTTGGCCAAAATGAGTAAACAAGTTACCCTTATAGCCGCAGGAAAAACAGTTAAAAATACCTGTGATTTGATCCACTCTCATACTAGGATTGCGATCATCGTGTTCAGGGTTCAAACAACGAACAACAAAGTCTTTCCCCTTTGGTATGAAAGGAATATCTTTAGTGCTAAGTAAATCTTCTACGTTCATTAACAGTCCGGATCAAAAGATGCCCACTCATCTATTTCAGTAGGCTCGTCATAATCTTCATCAATACTACAAAGCCAAGGCCCGCTATCTGGTTCGCTATACCACCAGTCCTCTTCTAAAGCATTGGGGCATCGTACAGGATTACCATTACTATATCCGTCCCCTTCTAAAGTTTCTCCACAGTTAGGGCAGGTATCTCTACTGTTCCAATGTTCTATAAGTGCATCGTGCATATCCGGCTTCTCCCATCCAAATAAGTGCCATAGTACATACTCAAGCACTATCTTCTCATTCTGGCAATATCTTTCATTTCTTCTTCGTTGATAATTGGTATCGCATTGGATTTATGCATGGTTCCGATACCCTTAACGAGGGTTCCAGTATAACGTGGGCTCTCCACCCTAGCGGCAACTCCAACTGTGTCGGGAGCTGAGGGGTACTCAAGCATACACCTGCGGTAATTAACTCGTTGAGGCTCATGAATACTCCCTCTCGTGCTAGTCTTAGTTTTTCGCGCATAATTACGCTTCTTTCTTCCCGTGACATCATAGCGTAACGATCCATATATCATCCCCATAAATAAAAACTCCCATCAATTTCAAGATATATTATACATGAAATCAACGGGAGTGTCAAGGAATATTTTTATTATAGGTCGTTTATTTCTTCGTCACTCTTATGAGCCGAATCTTCTCTCTCTTTCGGAGTGAGTGCAGTCTCTGGGCCTATTTTTAAAGACTCCCAATCCATAGTAGAAGTAAATGACTTCATACTTGCAGCACGCATTTTTACACAATTAAATGTAATACACGCATCTTCTTGATCCCAGGTTTCTAGCGCGTAAGCTGCGTCAGCTGCGTCAAGAATACCTTTTGCAAATCTAGCTTCTCCCGTAGCGTCTGTTTGATACGGAGAGAATACTGTACAATCATACTCTTGTGCCATAGATTTTAGGGCTTTACTAACTTCAATCTGTTCCGTCCAGTCGTACTGTCCACCTCTTGAGGGAACGGAAGATCTTTTAACTTGATTAATATAGTCTACAATTATGACCCCGGCTTCGATTCTATTCACTTTCTTATCTAACTCTGCTCGGATCTTAGCAAGCGTAAGACTTGGATCATAAACTACATCAAGCTGTTGAGTCGGGAGAAGCTCATGCTCGGTAGTAAGTTTATGATGAAAACTTTGGAAATCGCGCTTTTCTCTATATTCCTTCAAGCGATCTTGGCCCTGCTGGAAGCGGCTTGCCCACCACCCAGCAACTTTTTCCCATTCAGTTACACTTAGGTTTTGTGTTCTGAGTCTAGCAAAAGGTACTCCAGTAGCAATCGAACAACACCTTTGCAGTATTGAACGACTATCCATTTCTATAGTGAAATAGATAGCTGAACGGCCAGATTGAAAAACATTGTTAGCAATATTTGCACACGTTAGAGACTTACCTGCGCCTCTACGCCCACCTACCAATACCAAGTCTCGAGGAGAGAACTTAATATCAAAGTCATACTCGGTATTCAACCCAAGACCAATATATTTATCAATCTCTTCTTCAGGCTCAAACAACTCAATTCGCTGCATACTTTCCTGGGGCAACTCTAAGTCAACTTTATCTTCTATATCAAGGACTATTTGATGCAATTCCTGCACAGACTCTTCTGCACTAGCAAAGAGCACAGAAGTATCTAAATAATTATCAAGAGAGTTTAAAATTTCTTTCTGAGTATACTCATTTTTAAGATACTCTAGAAGAGTGCCCGCATCAATATCAATATTGACTGCTTCAATAGCAAATACTTTATCTCTAGTAGTAGCGTGGCGTGTACTTAGTTTTAAATCATCGAACGAAGGGAACTCATGAAATTTTTCGCAGTGCTTGTCTATAGAATCAAAAACTAGATGATATTCCGTAGGCAAATAATCTTTCCGCAGATAGCTCCACGTTTCAAAATCGCGCAACGAAATACACTGCTTTATTAAAGCACTGGCAATATTCAATTGTCCCCCCGAACAGAAAAAAGCTGGCCCTCATTTGGAGAGCCAGCCGCCTACATCAAAAAGTTTTACTGAGCCGCTTTGGCTGCTTTAGCCGCGCCATCATAGTCGGCTGCTGTTAAACCGCGACGAGTAAGCATAGTCTTAACGCCACGAGCAGTCTTACCGATAGACTCGGCAATAGCCTCAACAGTCATTGAAGCAACGTCAACACCATCCAATGGGTCTACATTTGAAGAACCCTTTGTATTTTCTTGGCGAGGAATTGCATCAATATCACCAGAGCGAAGCAGGCTGAGAGCCTTGCCGCGAATGCTGTTGACAGATCGGCCCAAAGCCTCTGCAATAGCTTCAACGAAAGCACCATCGTTTACCATAGAAACAAAGGTAGCTTCTTCAGCTTGTGTGTAGGTACGTACACTTTCTACCTTGGGGGCAGGAGCAACGTGATCAGTCAACTCCATACTCAGGATTTTGCCCTGAATAGACTTAGGTGAGAAAGAGCCGCCTTCGAAATGCTCAGCGATTTGAGCATAAGTGTACTGACCAGAGTTGTCAGTAACGAAAGCGCGGAGGGTAGCTTCTTGACCTTCGGTAAAAGACTTACCAGAAGCTGCAGAAGCCAGCTCTACGTCGAAGCCCATCTTTCGCAGCTTGCTAGAGATAGAACGAGTAGAGGTTTCAAGCTGATCTGCTGCTTCTGCAACAGTAGCTTGGGATACGGGGCTTTCGCCACCGACAAAGGTAGTGAGCGCTTCAGTACGCTCATCCGTCCACTTGGGAAGTGCCATATTTTTTCTCCAAATAGGATTGTAAATCCGTAATTATTTCAATGCCAGATTCTCTGGCCTGTTTAGTTTTTGCCGATTCAATACCGCTTTCATTTACGAGAATCGTTACATCTTTTGTTAGACTTGACTTTACTATATAGCCACGACTAACGAGTGCTGTGCCTGCTTGAGCCTTAGTCTTAAAACTCTTAAGCTTTCCGGTTATGCAGACAACTCCTCTATCCATAGGTATCGGCAATACGCCAGGGGGTGTAAACTTCAAGTCAAACGGTAGAGCACCATCATAAAAACAATAGAACTCTTCATTTAACCAGTTACATAGATTCTCGGTTGCTTTTGGGCCTAATCCGGCACGCTCACAAGTGTCTGTAGTAATTTCAGTAATTGATGTAACAGTCTCAGACAGCTTCTTCGTTGCCGTTTTTCCGATCAGTGGAATACCAAAAGCAGGTAATACCAAATCAAGAGGAGCAGAAATAGAGTTTTGAATTTCTGCGTGTAATTTTTTGCCGAGCTTCTCGCCCAGCTTATCACAGAGTAGAATCTCATCATATAGATAAACTTGATCGAAGTCATCTATTTCTAGCTTCTCTATTGTTGCGGGGCCTAAGCCCTTAATCTTCAGAGTCTTTGCAAAATGCTCGATCTTCTTTTGCTTCTGTGCTGAACAGTTACTACTGTAACAGTAGAACAAATCATTGACCGAAGTAAGCTCGCCACCACAAGACGGACATTCCGTTGGCGGTAGGATTGATCTTAGCATTTAGATAACTCCGAAAATGTAGAATATATTATACGAAAAACTGAGGTAAAAGTCAAGAACTATTTTTTGGCAGGTCTGCTCTGCGAACGATTCGCGGAATGATGTCCCCACTACGTATTACCTCTACTTTGCAACCGATTTCCAGGTCCAAAGAGCGAATGTACTCGATATTGTGTAGAGTTGCCCTGCCCACGAGAGCACCTTCTACTTCGACTGGATCAAGTAGAGCAACAGGGCTGACTACGCCTGATTTACCTACTTGCCACACAACATCGAGTAATTCTGTAATCTTCCCCTCTTTCTGCTCTTTGAGAGCAAAAGCGCCCCGAGGGTGGTGGGCTGTATGTCCCATTTTTTGAAAGGCTCTCTGATCGCGCAGGCGGTATACTAAACCATCCGTAGGATAATCAGTAGCGTCGAAGTCTGTTACGACATTGAAACCTTCATGGGCCAATGCATACATTGCTGACTTATAGTCTGAATAGTCTTTTTCAAACTGGAGGTCGTAAGCGACAAAAACCAAGTCTTGAGATCGCTCTCGAAACTCTTTAATGTCTTTGACATTTAACAACCCCGCTGCAGCATTGCGAGCATTGGGGACAAACGAGGGCAAAACTACCTCTCCAGTAATCTGCACATTACCCTTCATAGGAATAGTGGCAGATACTAGCTCTTCTAGCTTCATGGTAACGTCTCGGCCTAAGTTACCATCGCCTCGTGTCAATCCGAGTGCAAAGTGTCCGTTTACATATAGTAAAGACACAGCAGCCCCATCTAGCTTTGGAGTACAAACATACTCCGAAGTATTAGGAGCTTCAGCAAGATCAAAATATTTTTGTAGTGAATACATCTTGTATAGATGTGGAACACCGTCTGTAACCGTATGGCCCACAGATTGATGATTCCACTTTGCTACAAGTGCATCATACTCAGCATCCGAAATAATCGGAAAACCTGAAAAGTATGCTGCTTCACATTTTTCAAAAAAATCTTTCATACTTTCTCCCACTCAGACCATATATTATACAGAAAGAAGAAAGAAAAGTCAAGAACTAC